GTGATGTCTCCAGTTGTTACTGTATTCACATTTACATCAGACAACAGTTGGTCTTTTATTACTTGGGTAACTTGATAAAATCCTTTCATTTAAAACTTACTTTTTATTTGTTGTGCTTCTATCTCCGCTTTCTCTTTCATAAAGGATAGCATTGTGAAACATTGATGAACATTTAATTTAGTGATATCTTCAAATTTTGTAATATCTCCGTTAGAGAGCCCATAAATTGATTGATACCAACCCCATTTTGCTCCGAAGTTAGCTGCTCTTGAATAGCCTCCATTTCCGTTTGATTGCTGGAAGAGTGAATCGTATGCTTCGATAACTCCATTCCTAAATTCAGAAAAAAAAAGACAGAACCTATTGCAGCACCCAAAGGCATATCTTTCATTTTCTCAGGATTCTTTACATCATACTCCTCAATGTTATATTTACCAACCTTACTTGTTTTGATTGGTCTGTATAATACATTCATAGCAACGTGCATTTGCTCCCACTTAGAAACATTGTTATCTAAATCTATATACTCTCCTAAAGACATTTCATCTAAGTCTGGAATGAATCCGTATTCAATACCATTTAATTTAAAACGTTCTGTATGTTTTGGTGTTTGGTTAAGTAGTTCTGTAATGATATCTACAATAGCAGCTGCACTAGACATTTTTAGTTTGTAGCTATCTGACAAAGGAATCCCACAAAATATCTCTATCATTTTAGCATCCAAGAAGTTTCCTTCTGGATTGTTTTCAGCTATCTTTAAATACTTTTGGTATTGTCCTAGTGTTACTTCGTTAAGTGATGTTGGTACATTAATCTCTATCTTCATATAATCCCTTTTATATATAATAAAAAAAGAGAGCTATTTTATGAAATAAGCCTTACAATTTTCATATGCTTTTGTAAGTAGTAAGTAGTGGTTAGGTTTTGAAGGCTTGGCAATCCTAATTTGTTTGCCTGTTCTATGATGTATGAAGCATTCTACAACTGCTATCATTTGCCTATTATCCATTATTAATTCTTTCAGTTGCTATGTTAAAATACTTATCATCTTGTTCTATACCTATGAAGTTTCTATTTGTATTTACACAAGCTACTCCTGTACTTCCGCTACCCATAGTAAAATCTAAAACCGTTTCGTTTTCGTTGGTGTAGGTTTTAATTAAGTATTCCATTAAGGCTACTGGTTTTTGCGTTGGGTGTAATGTATTTCGTTCGACTACATTAAAACTTAACACTCTTTTAGGGTATCTTCTACCGTCAGAGTCATTTCCTTTTCTATTATCTTTACCGTAACCGTCAAAACTACTTTTACCGCTTTTAGACTTATAAGGTAATCCGTAAGTAAATTGTGGATTATATAGGCATTGTTTTTTATAAAACACGCTTATGTTTTCAAAATCATTCATAGGCATTCTTTTAGCGTTCAAATGACCTGTGCCTTTAGGCTTTTGCCATATCCAATCATATTTAAAGTTTTTAGGATTGCTCATTGTTAAGGCACTTGTAAAGGGCTGACTACTAAAGAGCACTATTGCACCGTTAGGTTTAATAATCCTATTAAGTTGCTCCCACATTAATTCAAAGTCAATAACAGAATCCCATTTACAAGCAGTTGTTCCATAAGGAGGATCTGTTATAATTGCATCAATACTTCCATCTGGTATTCCTTTCATTATTTCAAGGCAATCTCCTTTTCTTAAATCCATCATCATCATCATCATCATTTATTAATTATCTCACAAAGTATTTTCCAGCGTTAGGGTTCTTTAATTGAGAAGAGATTGCGTAACGTGCTGCATCAATGCAATGGTTAAATGCATCAATAGGTTTATTAATAGTGTTCCCTTCTCTATCTTTCATCCAGGTATAAGACTGCAACTCTTTTATTAGGTTCTTGCTTCTACTTGTTACAAAGATTTTGTTTTGGTTTATTAGATTTATTCCGTAGACAATTGAGTCTTTACCTTTAGTACAAGGCAATACTTTATGTTTGTATGTTCTTAGTTCTGCAATTGATTTAGGCTCTGCTGAGTCTGCATAGATTACACCCTCAATGTTATTTGTAGTTAATAGATTTGAGATGTCTATGTTTAGAAGTTTCTTTTGGTATATAATCTCATCGAAGATATACCCATCATTGTATTTATATAATGCTATTGCAGTTGTAGGGTCATTTGAGTAGCCAAAATCCATTCCGTAACATAATAGTCTTGCTTCTTCTGGTAGTTGGTTTATCTCTTTCCAATCTGTAATACAAACACCGTCTAAACTACCAATTTTTCCAAGACCATATACTTGCCACCAGTTACTCCAATAGGTAGAGTCCTTTGCTTTCTCTCTTGCTGATTCTATTTCATCTACTATTGTCTGAGGTAATGCTTCATTATCTAAATAGGTTAATGTGATGAAGTCTGCATCTTTGCTTCCAGCTACTTCTTTATGCGCCCAGAAGTTTGCGGTCGGATTAAAGCAAATCCATATATCTCCAGAGGTTCGAATTGCTAATTGTTGATATGCTTCAAAGGGTACATTGTTTGCTTCGTTTACATACAATACATTCCTTCTTGCGCCACGCAACTTATCTGGCTGCTCACAACTAAAAAATTCAATATAGCTTCCATTAGTAAAAGTATAAGTTAAGGATGACCTATTCCATTGGCTATCTTTAAACCTATTAGTTAAAAGCATTATCTTTAAGAAGTCTCTAATACATCCCCTTCTTAAATGTGGTATAGACTCAGACACCACACTTGTTTCTAAGTTAGGTGTTCTAATACATCTATCTATTAAGATAGGAAGTATGCCAAAAGTTTTACCAGCAGATGTTCCTCCTTGAATTACTTTCTTTCTGTTCTTTAAAGCATGGAGTTTCCTAATTGCAGTTGTTGTTTGAAACATCTACAAATCAAATAAAGGTTGCTCGCTATTAACTGTTATATCTCTTGTTTCTTTTGGTTTACCAGCATAATAGTTATAGAACATTTGGACATATTTAAAGTCTCCATCTTCTACTCCTTTCTCTAATGCTTTAAATGCCTTTGGTTCTAAAGGAGATAATCTTTCAATCATCTTTACTTCCTCTGATTTAGATGGTCTTCCTCCCTTATTTCCTAACGTTCCTTTATTGTTTTCTCTCTTGTCCATAATCAGTTTAAATCAGTTAACTAATTATATAATAAGAAAAGAGGTCTCTTTTTATTTTAAAACATTACTTTTTTTTATTTTCTACAAAATCCTCCACTAGTGCCTCGTGTAAACTTTTTATTAGTTCTTTTGCTTCTTTACCAACATAACAGTAAGATGTTCCTTCAGGATTAAAACATTTTATCTCTTCAATATTACTATCTCCATTCGGTTGTATTATTATTTTCATATCTGTTTTTTTAAATTGTTTTTAATAAAATGTTATTTTTGATGTCTGCTACAAAGTTAAGTTATTTATTTTTCTTTATCTTCTTCAACAGTCTTATTAATAGCAGTTACAATTGCTTGAACTTCCAATGCTAATTTGTAACACATCTTTTCTAGTAGTGCTATTCTTTCATTTACTGTGTGTTTCTTTTGCTTCATATTTATTTTAATTTAATCCTTAACTTAGATTCAGTAACACTAAAGAAGATTCCCCAATCAATTTAAACTCTTTATGTTTGTGCCTTCTCTCTAAGCTAAGAATTTATTTTAATTCTTTTTTTAATTTCTCTATGTATAATGTTGCATCCATCAATTCCTCTTGCAGATGTTGTAGCCATTCTAAGGGACTTAAATCATTCCTATCCATTGTCTTGTTATACTTCTTTATTCCTATCTCTGAACGTTGCTTAAACGAGCCTATAACATCATCAACTATTGTATCTTTCATATTAGTTTATCACTTAGTTCTTGTATCCATTGTCTTAGTCTATTCTTATTGCAAGTGCAAACCTCTTGGTACTTATGGTTGAAATACTTTGCATGAAGTCTGCACATTGTTTTAAAGTCTTGGTTAGACATTTTAGATGTGATTCTTTCCTTTACTCCATTCCATATTAGTTTATCCTCTATCATAATTCTATATTATTAATTTCTTGCTCTGTGTAATACATTTTACCTATAACCATATAATCATTAGGTAATAACACAGAATGATATATTTTATACCCCTTGTATTCTTTTAATGAACCTAGTTTAGCTTTTATATCAGCAGAAACCCAAAGTTCATTGTATAATTTACAAGTGTTAAGAACTATCATTTTATTGATAAAATCAAATATATCTACCATAGTTCAATATCATTTAGATTCTCTTGTCTTTCTTTACATTTACAATTTGGATAGAGTTTCTTCCATAACCATTTTATGCCTGTGTAATATGTAATCCTTTCTATTAAATCTCCTAGTCTCATTATTTAAATTTTAATGCTGCATCGATTAAAACTGAAATCATACAAAAAATAGTAATGCCTATTAAAATGAATTGAAATATCTCTAATGTTTTTTTTGTGTCTCTCATAATTTTTATTTTAAAGTGATGCAGCCATACTTTATAACTTGCGACGGTATTAAAAGTCAGCTACACCTACTTTGATTAATCTTTTACTTTATCCTTTAATGCTTTCTTTACCTTTCTAAATGTATTATAAAGAGAATGGTATGTGATGTTTGTTTTGTCGGATAACTCTGTGAATGAGTATTCATCTTGTATAAGGTTGTACACCTTTTTATCATACCAATGCAGTTTGTCTAACTCTGATTCTACTTTCTCATTCTCTCCTTCATAGTCTATATATTCTCCAGATGCTAGGTCCAGACATAAATCAATAGATGTTTTTGGTAACTTCTTTTTCTTATTTTCCAATTGCAAAAATGTTGTCTTTAAAGTTTTGTATATGTAATAATAGTTTACCTCTCCGTTGTAAGAAATATCTAATCCTTTGTTTAGCATCTTGCCAATAATTAAATACATATCTCCTACAATATCCTCTGCTTCATATTTAGTACAACCAAATTTTAAAGTTGTATTAATCCATTTCTTGTGAGACTCATATACTTTCTCTAACATTACATCAATGCTTTATAGAGTTTTGAATATCCTTCTTTCTGTGCCTCGATGCACGTATCATAAATGATAGCACCAGACTTTAACAGTTCCTTCTCTTTGTACACATCGCAAGTAACTCCCTTGCGTGAGCGTATAAGTTCTATCTCATACCCTTTGTCTTCGCAGTAGTTTGTCATTGTAACAAAGTCTGGTAGACCAATACTATTCTCTTTCAATTGTTGCATCAAATCCTAATTTTTTAAGTTCTCTTATTCTATAATTTTGCAGAGGACTAACTTTGGTAAGCTTTCCTTTCACTTCGATGAATTTAACATCGTCTGGCTTAAGTGCCAATAGGTCTGGTATTCCAGCTTTGTTAGTGCTAATTAATTTTAACACATAATATCCCTCCGCTTCGTATTTCTTTATTAGTTTACTTTGATATTTAGCTTCGCTCAAAATGTTTCGTTGTAAATGATTTCTTGTCTTGTACTTGTCTATATATTTTATCTTCTAATCCACCCTTTGAGAATATCCAGTACACATCATTGGTCTGTCTCTCTTTGGTTGTTAGTCTGTCTCTGCTTTGCCAATAGCTTGTTGCACTAAAGTCTATATTAAAGTACACCAAGTAGTCTGCTTTTGATAGGCTGATGCCTTCTCTTCCACTTACTATCTGTAATGCTATGTTCTTATTGGTTGTGTTAAACTCTACTAAGTCTGTTGTAAGTTGTTGCCCAAATACAGACTGCAACAGCTTTAGTTCTTCTTTGAACTTATAGAAAATACCTATCTTCTTTCCTTGAAACTTCTTCTTTATGAATACTCCTTTGCTATCATCTACAATAGCTGATGAGCCATCTTCTAATTTGATTGTACCTGAGTATAACTGATGTACTTTCTGCATTAACTTTACTGGTGTATCTGCTAAGATTACTCCACCGTTTGAGCCTTCATATACTCTGTCTCTTTTTACTCTTTTAATAAGTGCATACGTTGTAGGTTTCATTTCAACGTGCAGTATGTGTTCGTTTACCTTAGAACTAAACCCAGCTTCTTTCTGTGAGAATGAGATAATATGCTTTGATACTATCTGTCTAATTAGGTTCTGTTTAGCTACTGAGTAATCATTTACATCGTAACCGTTAATCTTTCTTTTAGTTACATCTACATAACTCTTTGCCCAAGCGTAAAAAGACTTCTCCGTAAATGGAGAGTATGCACTAATCCAAAATTGATGGAAGATTTGAGAGAAAGACTCTGGTGTAGGTGTACCACTTAATAAGATGCAGTACTTCTTGCCTACTATTTCTTTAATTCGTTTTGTTCTAACTGATGCTTTAGGGAAAGCAGCAAGTGAATGAGACTCATCTACAATTATTAGATCATACTCTTTACCATTTACTTTGTGTACTGCTTCAAAGTTGGTAACGTTAAGAGTATAGTTAGGCTTTAGTAAATCGTAGTCATGTTCAATTGAGGATATTGCTTTCTTCTTGGTAATAAACAGAACAGATGTTATATCCATTCTATCTGCTATGCCTAAAGAAGTTAAGGTTTTCCCTGTTCTCACTTCCATAGCTAACATAATGATCCGAAGCCTGGACAAACGCCTTGTACCCTCTTCAATTATATTTTGTTGGTATGGTCTAAACTGCATCGAA